TGGAACGCCAGTTTAAAATATATAGTATTCGGGAAAGATATTCGAACAAAAAAACATAGTATATAGTAAAGTTATGGCATATTCAAATGAATTTATTTTAAAGCTTGAAGATCTCGCTTTTATTTATATTACTGAATGTTGTTCTCATAAGAAGGAACAGTTAAGTAATAAAGGGGAAGTTATGCTTGTTATGGATCGGCATATCCCTACGATTGATTATTTCTTGAGGATTTGGATTCCGTTGATTAAGAAGGAGAAATCAATTGTTCGTTCAACATATTATGAATGGCTTCAATCCGATGATGAAATCAAATCGAACACTATAAAAAAGATTGATGAACTTTTCAAATCCTTGGCCGCGGATATTGTTGCCAATGAAGGCAAGGGAATATTCTACGCAAAGAACCGTTTGGGAATGCATGACCGCCAACAACTCGAAACGCGGAACGTGGATAAATTTGATTTTGAATGAGTCTTATCAAAGGTTATAAGCCGCACGATAATCAACGTTTGATTCATGCAGCCATTAACCAGGGGAAAGAAAAATATTTCGCTTTGAATATTGGCCGGCAATTCGGTAAAACATTACTTGGCATCAATCAATTATTATACTGGGCGATCAATGATCCTGGTTGTAAAATCGCTTGGATTACTCCAGTATATAAACAAGGCAAAAAAGTATTTGCCGAACTTGAAAAGGCGGTTGCAAAATCCGGGCTATTTGATTTCAACAAATCCGATTTACTGATTAGCGGGTTCGGTTCATCCATTGAGTTCTTTTCCGGGGAACGGCCGGATAATATCCGGGGCAATACGTTTGATTATATGGTTATCGATGAGATGGCATTTACCAGGCCGGAACTTTGGGATGAGGTTCTTTCCGCTTGTGTTATGGTTAAGGGAAAGAAGATTGTTTTTATATCAACTCCAAAAGGAAAGAATCATTTTCATCGGATATGCATGCAGCACAATTANGATGAGCGTTANAAATACATTCATTACTCNAGTTATGATAATCCAATGATTGATGCGAGGGAACTGGATGAANGNAAGCGTTCTTTGCCGGATCATATNTTTCGNCAAGAATACCTTGCGGAATTTATGGATAATGCTTCCGGTTTATTCCGCGGGGTTCGTGAATGTTTCGGCAATGGTTCCAAGACCGCGAAGAATTATGCCGGCCTTGATATTGGCCGCGCGGATGATTACACCGTACTCACAATCTTGAATGATAAAAGCCAAATGATTCACGTTCAAAGATGGCGCCATGATGATTGGAGCCGGATCATTGATAAGGTTGCCGAAGTTATTAAATCTTTTGGAGCGGTTACATTGGTTGAGGTTAACAATCAAGGCGATGTATTTTATGAAATGCTTCAAGGCAAATGTCGGAACCTGGTTCATCCATTTACAACCACAAGTAAAACCAAGCCAATCATCATCGAAGATTTGGCCATGAGCTTCGAACAAAGAAGCATCCAAATAATTAATGAAACATGGCTTGTTGATGAACTCGAATCATTTACTTATATTTACAACATGAACACAAGGAACGTTCAATATTCGGCGCCAAGTGGAATGCATGATGATGGCGTAATATCATTGGCCTTGGCTGTTCATTGCTTAAAGAATTATAAACGAAAAGGAATTTACCATGCAATCCGCGCCTAATGTTAACTTGATGCGAATGGTTGTACAACAATACATTTATGATCGCAAGGGCGTTAAGGTATTAATTATAATAAATTCGCCGCGTGAACTGTTAATGCTTGAACATGCTTATCTAATCGCTAAAAAATATAATGATGAACTTAACGCTACCAAATAAAGTCGAACATTGTTCCCCGGATCAATTGACAAAATGGATCATGCTTGCGGATGCAATCAAAGATAATGAGAATGAGAATCGAAGCTTCGTTCAAATGATTGAATTTCAATGCCAGGTTCTTTCAATCTTTTCCGGGCAATCGGTAACCAAGATAAAGAAGGGAAACATTGATGATGTTCAAGCCGCTGCCAATTCAATGCTTGAAGTTTTGGGCGCTTACAAAAGTTCGGATCCAATTGGCAAAGTAACCATTGAAGGAAAGAACTATATTTTTGATAAAGACTTTGCGCATATGACAACCGGGGCAATCATTGATTTGAAGCTTATTGATAATGTTGCCGAAGATCCTTGCCGGGCGCTTGCGATATGTTATGTTGAAGAAGGATTCGATTATTGCCATGAAGATAATAAAGGCCGCGTTGTAAATCCAACCGCAATCCGTTACGAATTATTTAAAAAGCATTTCCCCGGGGATGAGTTCTTGAATTACTTTGGTTTTTTTTTGCACAATTACGAACAGCGGAAAGCCGCTATCTTGTCGATCCAGATGTTGAGAGCGGAGATGATGAACAAGAAAATGATTCAAGAATTAAAGATAGCAGAATGGTTCATTTGGACGGGAATCCTTCATCGATTATCAAAAGAACTGGGATGCAGTTTGGATGCGATTACAAGCCAACCATATATAAAAACATTATTTTGGATTAACTATTTTAAAATAATTGCCGAACAAGAAAACATATTAAAGTAATGGCCGGAGATTTTGATTTCTTGGAAGGGTTCGGCATTGCCGAAAGTTCGGTAAAGCAACCGGAGAAAGCATATCAAAAATTTCTTTTGGATGTTGGCAATAAAGTAACCAAAGATTTAAGCGATTACATTAAAAAGAATGCGAACAATACTGGAGGCCTTGCAGCTTCCGTTGTTTACTTTCCAACCGGCGCGCTTTCCTTTGAGATTAAAGCGGATGATTATTTTGCTTATCAAGATGAAGGAGTAAATTCCGTTAACTCCAATAATTATGGAAGTAGATTTTCTTTCAATTATCCTGGAGTTTCGGCAAACATGGCCAAGGCAATAAGCCAATGGAAGGGAATGGATATGTCGCACGCGTACGCCGTTGCATATAACATCAAGCAACATGGAATCAAGCCCAAGCATATAATAGATAATGTTATAACCGATAAGGTTCTTGAAAAGATTGCAAAAGATTTATCGGCAGTAACCGGAATAATATTCAGTATTAAATTTGATAAAGCAACCAAACAAATATAAATGGCAATAACTTTTCACACACAACCGCAAGTTTTTACACCTGGAAGCAATCCGGTTGTATGGACTTTTTCAAGCGATGAAACAGCGCAAGCAAATTTCTCATATATTGTTGAGGTTTATGTTAATTCAATCCTTCATTCAACGCACCAAGTATTCCCACAAAATGGAATATATGCCAAGTTCAATGCTTCGGAAATTGCAAGGGGATTATTATCTTCGCCATTGATTACGGATACAACGCTTGTAACTTTATATTCAAGCGCATTTGATCCATTTGAAATTATTGTTTACGAACAATATGGAACACCGCCGGCAATTGAAGCAAGCGAAACATCGGATTCAAGTTATGTTTTTAATGCAGCTCTTCGCCATCAAGATTTTGTGAACTGGGATTATTTGGATTATAATGTTGCAACAACAAACCCGCTTGTTGGAATTCCTTATTTAACATCTTGGCCAAGAACTTATAAATATTTTTGCGGATTAAATGAGAAAGTATTCCTTGGAGTTATTAGTAATGATTCGGGGCTTTCGGTTGATATTCGTTTATTTAATTCGGCAAATACTTTGATTGTTCAAAGTTTGGGCAATTCAATAACTTTTCAACCATTAAGCGTTATTGATGCAAGCCCGCAAAATATAATTAACAACACCGCCATAACATCCGGCAATTTCTCAACTTGTGTTTATTACACCGTTAGAACAAATGCAACCGGAAGCGGAGCGTATCTTGGAAAAAGCGAAACTTTTAAAATTTACATCGATACGGAATGCCAAAGGTATCCTTCAAGGCGATTGCATTGGTTGAATAAGTTTGGAGTTTGGGATTCATTTACTTTTGATTTGGTTTCAACCGATTCAACAAAAGTTGAGGGCAACCGATACGAAAAGGAAAAAGGAATTTGGGATGATGAAAATTATGTTTATCCATTATATCAAGG